CGGTTCGCAAATGGCGAGCACGCCAGCGAGTCGAGGACCCGGAAGGCTACAAGCGGTATCTCGAGCAAGAGCGGAGACGCAGCAAGGCACGCTATGACCGCCAGAAGGCAGAAAAGGCGTCTAGAAACGCGTCTGAGGGGTAGGCGGTACATCCCTACCGCCACCACCGAAATAGGCGATTCTAGCGTGGTTCCGCATTCCCTAGCGACGGTTCTGGGATCAAGACCGGACAGCCGTCGTCGGGGTCGTAGCAGACCACCAGTCTGGTTTCGTCCGGTTCGTCCAGACCGGACTTGATTATGCGGTAGGCGGCATAGGCAGTCAATGGGACAATAAGTAAAGGCAGTATGTATCGCATACTGCCTAAATTAATTCATTTTCCGGATGAATCCTTTCCAAAATCATTTAATTCTTTTAAGGATTCTTTGACTATTTCGGCACAGTCGCGCTTGATGTCATCCGGTGCGTTGTCGATGAAACGTTGTCCAGCGACAGTAGCGAGACGCTTGACACCTTCTGCACCCCACGCCGAACGGACGGCATCCAGTGTCATGTAGTTCAACGCTCGCTCGCGATAGATTTCTTTGCGGTCTAAGTAGTGCAGAAAGTGATGACCGCCGATAAGGAAACCGCATATCATGTGCATCAAATAGTCACTGCTTACAAACATCCATATATAGGCAAAGTACAGGAACAATGCGGTTCCGAGAAGAGAGAAAATCTTGTGAAATGCGTCCATATTACTTACCTTCTTTTTTACTTGTTTAGCACTTCAATCGCCTTCAGCTTCTCCGGGTCGACTTTGACTGCGTCGAGACATGTCTCTATGTACTTGGTTAATCCTTGAGTCAGCTTGAGATAGCTGATTGTGTTGTTGTACTTCGGGTCCAGATAGACGGTGACCGCCCTTGCCTTAGTTCTGTTTGCCATAGTTCACTCCTTAAATCGAAACTGAATCGCCGACAAGGCGACCGATGTTCGCCAGTCGCTGGGCATCATCTGGCAATCCTGCACAGATAGATTTAAACTGTGCATCCAGACGCTGGTACTCAGCATATTCCGCACTGTCTTGATCCAGGTATGACATGGATTCTTCTACGATTGTCGGAATAGATGACAATGCTTTGTCACGAGCTGTTCTGGTGCGAACCGCTTCATTTATCTTCTCTTGGACGTCACGTGACTTATTTCTGTTCGCCATGGGATGCCTCCGCCTTTGCAATGCGGTCCTTGTCGTCCGCGATCTGTTTTTCGAGCTTGCCGTGCATTCTGAACATCTTGTCCACCGCACGTTCGGCGACCGCGTCGAGGTCGATGGCCTTCGGGTCGTTGACAAGCATGTAGACGTCTTCGTACGTGCAGATTGCGTCGTGTATGAGCGTGTAGGCGACCCATTCGAGCGAGTCGGTATCTTCTTCGGTGTACGGCGTCTCGCCGTCTTCCAGCGGCATGTCTATGGGCATCGCCTTCAGGTCCCATTCGACAAGCTTGTCGATCTTGCTGAGTCTAGTATCGGCGAAGCCGTCCTGCATCGCCGAATTGATGATTGCGGTCCTGAGGTCGGTGTTGACGGCGATGACCGATTCTGCTGCGAGCTTGTTGACGACAGTGTCGTAGTATTCGGTCGATTCGACTGCGTTGGCAAACATTTCTTTTGTAGTTTTCATGGTTTTGTCTCCTTTGTTGGGGGTTAAGACCGCCGGGCTACCGGCGGTTGGTACTTGTTACGGGTGTTCGTCTACCTTTACAGATACGATCTTGGGTGTCATCGGATTCTGGTCAGATTCACCGCGCTTGAATTTCCAGTCCACCGTATAGGCTACATCGCCGAGCCAGAAGTAGGCGTGTACCGTGGTTGAATTGACTTGCTCTTTGGATTCCCAAGCAAGCTTGAGGATGTCTTTCAGCTTGTCTGCTCCGACTATATCACAGCAACTAATGGTGTCTTCGAGATAAAGCTTGGCGTAGTCATAGCTGAACGGTGTACCGTGTTCCTTAAATGCCTTGAGTTCCTTGTCGTGGCGGCGATCTGCGGCATCACCCCACTTGGAGGAAAGTTCGTCGATAGCACTTTTGATATCCTTGTACTGCGAAGCGCGCTTGTCCGCTTGAAGCAACGCCAGCATCGTGACTGCCTTCGTGGAATACGGAATATTCATACCGTAAGCGAATTTTCGGATCAGCAAGCATCCGTAATTGTCGGTGACGGACTTGACTTGGCTGTGTGTGAGTTTCATTGTGTTATCCTTTGCTCTCATGAGCGGTTGTTTTGTTTTGATGCTATCAATATAGCTAAACTGAGTCAAGGCGTCAAGGCGTCAATGTGTAAAATAAAAGTTACTTGATTAGCCCATAACCGAGCTGAGGATGAATGCGACGGCGTATGCGACTGCACAGCCGACTGCGATCACGATTGCGTGGTTAATCATTTCGCCGAGTGTTTTCATAACGTTTTTCATTGTTGTCTCCTTTGTTGTTCGTTATGTTCCAAATATACCTAATCTGTGTCAGTGTGTCAAGGTGTAAAGGCTATTTTCTTTGTAAAATGATTGTTTACAAACCAGTGACAGCGGTCACGCGTTTTTGCACCGTGTCGTGTTGTTTTTGAAACTGAAATGAACTAATTTCTTAATAGAAGCTGAGGATGACGCGTCTAGTTTGTATCGGCGGGTCGGAACAACCGCTCGATTTGTGTTTAGCTTGTTAATCGGTTCGGCGTGTCATTGAGGCTCCCTAGAGTTTGATAGTCCTGAAAAGGAACGTGCCTAATAGCCAATAAGCATCAGCGGTCGTCGGGTTCCGCTATCCTGCCCCTACCGACGGACGTTGTACCAGACGCAAGTGGACTCCAACTGATATCATTTCTGCGGGTACACTTGGGCGGTTGAGACAGTAATGTCTCTTGTATCTGAACCTAAAACTCGTTGAGTCATGGTTTGGATGTCGGTTATCCGACGTGTCCCAACTCAGACCGGAAACCCAAAGGTCAAAACGTTGAACACCGATCGCCTCTGCCCTAACTTGTTGACAGCCTAGACCCTTGTCTATTAAGTTAACAAGCTAGGGCGGAGGTGTATCCACTCGACCGTGTTCCCAGGTCAAAAATGTTTAAACTAGTTAAGACTTAGCCGGATTGAGGCTGTCGAAACGGTAGACCGACCAAGCGACGCCGCGAAGACGGAAACCTACTGGGTTTCAAAAAACCTGGTGATATATATTCTCTCATAAAAACCATTTATCTAAATAAAACCCTCAATCTCACTCATAAATAGAGAAGAAGGTTTGAGCGAGCTTGAGGGTTGTTCTTACAGAACGTTTCAAAAATTTTACTAAGAAAAACTGACACACCCCTTGACCGGAGCGTCGGAATTTGGTATATTCTTCCACGTAAGAATGCGATGCCAGTCTGTGTACCACTCTAAGACCGACATCCGAACGAAGTTTTTTCTATCGATCCGCATAGCTTGGGAGTGGTACCCCGACTATGCGGATTTCGTTTTTGTATGGCAAAGCAGAGCAAGATTACCTGGTCGAAGATGGACTTCAAGGACTTCATTTCACACTTCAAGGGAAAAACACACAAAGAAATCGTCGACGACGTACTACAGTCGATAAAGGATTTTGAAGAACTGAACACGGATTCAGGTTCATTCGGTTCCGAACAGGTCAAGAAGGCTGTCTGTACGTCGAAGGAACGTCGTGCTGAGGCATCCCGTGAGAACGGCAAGCTCGGTGGCAGACCGAAGGGAAGCACCAACAAGCCAAAGGACGACACGCAGAAACGCATAGAAGACGCCTTAAAGACGCTTTCTGAGTCCTGCCCTAGCGAGAATACCGCCAAGGCAATATCAGAGCCTTCTGCACACCCAAAACCCACCAAGAAGCCGTACCAGAAGCAAGTCTACACGTTGCCCAAGAGGCAGACGCCACTACCGAAGTCGACTGACGACGTACAAAACATCGTGTTCAAGTGCAATCTCGACGGCGACGATGCGTATCAATGGTACGAACTCACGATGGTAGAGCGACATGGGCGTGATAGGTGGGGCAACCCGATAATGAACTGGCCAGGGGCATTAATCAACTACTGCAAGGCGATGTCTGCCAAGAGGGCAGCCGATGCATGATGAACGGGTCGCATGTCCGCCGCAGTACTACGACTGGGACGGATGGCATGCTGTCCCATTGAAGTGCTACGACGAAGCAACCGCAAAGATGCTTGCCGCCGTCTACGGTTCGCATGCGTTCTGGTGCGACTACCACGAATGCTGGCATCTAGGGCATTAATCACAAGGAAACAAATATGTCATACATGAACGGACGAATCTACTGCCGATACCCCTACAACATCACCGACAAGAAGAAGCAGAAGGAAATGGGGTTTCATAGAGCATCGAAAGAATGCTTGACGAAGTTCGAAGCCGAACGGCTGGCAAAGCGTCTCGGGTGCGGAATTTTCTACTGCCGTCTGTCGAACTGCTGGCACCTTGGCAAGGCGTAGGGATTCACCATGAACAAGCATCCATCCTACCACGGCGGTCGCAAGGCACTGCCCTATCTGTTGTCGACAACGAAGACGCTGGCACGCTGCGAGCTGTATTACTATGACAGCTACGACTTCCACTTCGACTGCCGTAAGAACCGCGAATACGAATCGGACAAGCACTGCCGGACCAACATCACAAGGGTCTGGCACAACATTATCATCCCAAACGCCATCATAGCCAGGGACAGCGGTCATCCTTCGACCGTAAACGACGCTCTGGAGGCGTTGGACTACGCAATGCGTAATGGCAAGTCCCAGTGTGCAATCGACGCCTACAAGCGAGTTCTCGAAGAAGAAAAGGCAAAGCCGGAGGAAGAGCGTATCTGGTACAGTCTCAACCGCAGTTTCTATTACTACGGACTCGGTATGGCGGCTACCAAGGACAAGACACTGATCTATCTACCGAAGTCCAAGCGTTGTACGCTTAAAGCATATATCGATAGGATCCGCAAGTTCAAGCGTTCTCTTGACAAGATGTGGGTATGCCCATGGACCGACCTCAACCGAATCATCTACGCTTGTAGGCACTGGGAAGACGAATCTAAGGCGAAGTTCGACGAACTTAACGCCAAGGTCAACGACCTTAGCCGGGAATACATCATTATGAAGCATGAAGGTAGTGACGTTATTGTTGAGGCGGATGACGTCGACACTTTCCGGCATTTCCTAGGAGACAAGATCTCCGAATCGGAACGCTCGGAAATACTGCAAGCAATCGCAGAACGCGACGCTTGCGAAGCTCCGCCGTTTCCTAGGACGTACGACGAGTTCGTCAAGCAGTTCAAGGTCGCCACGGTGACTGTACGGCGTTACAAGATGTTCCTAAAGCAGCTCTACCAGCGGAACAGCGATGCTTACTGGAAACTGACCTGGCATTTTTCAACTAAGTCGTCCTATCTGACGCAGTACGAAAAGACCGAGCCGAAGTCGAAGCCGACACTGGCTGAAAAAGTCGCTGAAGAAGTCGAGACGTCGCTCGATATCGAGCAGGACTTCGTATCTATCGACTTCGATATCCAAGTCGCACAGAACAGCGGAAACCGCCCGGAAGGAAACTGGACTGTCGAATCGCCTGAATGCGTTTGATTTTACATACAATGCGTTCAGTTTTACATACAATACGTTACGATTTATTTATAGACTTTTACGATTTACATACCGTCCGATAGGTTTTATTGCAGAGGAATAATAGACCTTCAAGACGGTCTAGGTGCGTACAACTGCGTCGTCGGTGCCGCTAACCGCTCCCCTCCGACGCATTTTCCTTCCTATTCCTTTTCGGGTTCTTTTTTATTCATCTCGGATTTTTCAAATCTTGCGTGACTCTTTTGATAGTACTTAGTTAATCGGACTAGTTGACGCGAAGCGTCGCCTTGTCCGCCGGCGTAAAGACAGCCCAACCCCACTGGTAACGCATAACCAGTGGGTTTTCTATTACCATGTGGTACACACACACAATCCTGGTATAACATGACCGTTGTACTGCTATTTTGAGCAGCATATAATCTCGATTTGTATTCAAAACTGATTATTGCTAAACTTATTGCATTGATAAGAGATAGTTCTTATCAATAACCAGTAACCAAAAAGGAAACTAAAATGAACAATGTCTCAAAACTTCATTATTCCGTTCTTAACGCCGACATCCGCATGATGGTCGACGAAAACCAGACACCGTGGTTCGCAGCTGCCGACCTGGGCAAGATGCTTTGGTTGACCAACATTAAAAAGAACATAGCTGAGTTGCCGGATGGGGTAACTAATAGTTACCCCATCGTCGATAGCTTAGGTAGAACGCAGAACGCGACGTTCGTCTCCGAATCTGGTCTTTACAGACTAATATTCAAGTCACGTAAGCCAGAAGCCGAAGCGTTTGTTGCATGGGTCACCGAAGAAGTTCTTCCGCAGATTCGCAAGACCGGCTGTTACGTGCCTCAGAAGGTCAAAGCCATCCCGACAGCGAAACAACGCCGGGAAGACCTTGCCGAAGCTCTTGACGTCGCCGACCGACTTGCTAAGATGTTCTCGGCTGGCGTCCCCCAAGCATATCTGCTCGAACAGGACTATGCCTACTACGAAGATACGTCTACGCACATGTTGCCGGAACTGGCTCGCCATGAAGCTACGGTCGAACTAGAAAAGGCTCACATCACCTTCGACCCAGGCACCGATACCCGTATGGCAGCAATCGTCCCGGTAGCCGACTTCGAGACACATAATGCGGGTGAACTCGCCAAATCATACAAGAACAAGAGTATCACGTCTACGCTGGTCAACAAATGGCTCTGTGAAGACGGTTTCCAGACGCGGATAAGCAAGTCAAAGTACGCGAAGACAAAGCGATCCAAGGATATCGCCGTCGAAAAGATGTCTTTGTCTGGAGATTCCAAGGGACAAAAGTACATCACCGGGTGGAAGAAGTCCAATGAACTGCTCGTGTGCCTCAACAAGCATGTCGAAGAATTTCTCAACAAAATCAATAACCAGTAACCAAAAAGGAATACAATCATGGCTATCACAAACCCAGATTATATCTACGTCGCCAAGTACGACATTTACGTCTCACGCTCTGACCGCACGTTCTGGAAACGTTGCAACCGTAATCGCAAGACCGAGATTACTGACGATGAACTTGTGTTGATGGACAAGTTCACCTATACGACTAACGGATATATCCAGACACAGCTGCGTGTACCAGGTGAACCACGAAAAAGGGGCATAGGTATCTATTACGTATTTGCAGAAGCTTATCCGGAGCTTGTAGGCAACGCCGACTTGCATGCAAAGTATCCTTACTTGTACAATGAACTCAACCACAAGTCGCATAAGACGGAGGGATGGTCAGACAACTACCCGGAGAACCTTGAATGGTTGCCCACCAGCATCAACCGTGCCGATACGAGCGTGAATGTAGAAAAGAACAATCCGGACGAGAAAAGACTACGAGCAAGCCGGTACATGAAAGACTGGTACCAGAAGAAGAAACAAGACCCTGAATGGCTGGAAAAGTTCAGAAAAAAGTCCGCTGAGTCACAGCGGAAACGTTACTACCGCTTCCGTGAACAGCGCAAACAACAAGAACTTGATTTGACTGCACAGCTCCAGACAGTCGCCGGACTACGAAAACAGCAAGCTGATGAAAAACACCAGCTTGCTGACTAACGAGTAACCATGCAAATATGAGGCGGACTCAACATCCGTCTCAAAATGTAGTAATTTAATGTTAAATATTCAAGGGATAAACAATCATGATTAATATCTTTATCGCATTGCTCGCTCTCGCCGTCGGCATTTACTTGGGTTCCATTGTCTTCGGCGGCAAGGAAACCACGGAAGTCCAACAGAATCCAGTCAAGCTATACTATCCGATGGTTCGTACGTTCGAGTTCCGTCAGCCTTTGACGAAGGCAAAGCTCATGGACGACGTCTTGAAGCCGTGCATGGTCGAGTTTTACCACCACTGGCACGGCAGTACCGAGATCATGAAATGGCCGGACAACCTTGAACAGCTCGCTGATAGAATTATGCAGTGGTACAATCCTGGAAGCGGGTACACGGAGTTGTTGCTCGTTGCACATGGCGACGGATATGGCTCTTTTCAGGTCGATTTCACGTGGATTAAGCCGAAGCCGAAGTTCATCTGCAACGCTAACGCCGTCAAGGGTCTTGAGCAATACTACAAGGACGACAAGTAATGGATATCTTGTGTAATGTTCTTTTTGCTCTGTGGTTCGGTTTTCTCGTCGCTTGTTGTGTCGGCTATGTCGTTGGCGTGGCATGGGTGGTATACCAGATAGTCAAACTAGGAAACGAGATAGCAAGGGAACGGAAGAATGGAGCACAATAACGTCACTCGATACATCTGCGAGCTTCTCATCGCCGTATGTGCGATAGTCGCAGCCGTGGCACAGCTAAAGGTCACGCTTATCAACTGGTCGGGAGAAAGCGATGGACAATAACGACCTGATAACGCCCGTCGAGCACGACCAGATCGTCTCGATTGTGTTCGACGAGTGCGAGCGTATCTACAACATGGACTATCGCCGCGATATGCCGCTGTATGCCCTTCCGTGGTGTCTATGCACCACTTGCGGCGAGAAACACCAGTGCGTGTGCTCGGTCATCGACATGTCCGCCGAGTGCCACCAGTGTAGGTTCCGGAGGCGTGTGCGTGAGGAATGCGAGCGATTGAAGGCGGACAAGCTGAAACGGAGAGCAGAACAGCTCAAGGACTTCGCTGAAATTTAATCTCAATGGTAAACCTAAACCTAATTCCCTATAGAGATAGACCTCTATAGGGGATTTTTGTATGGATAAACTTTTGGCCAAGCTCGACGAATTGTTCGCTAAGTATCAGGTGTCCGAAGAAGAAATAAAGGAAGTTGCCGACATCATCAACACGATGGACGGCGAGCTTGAACAGGACGGTGATGAGTTTACAGCTCCGGAGATGGGAGATTCCGAAGATGGCGAAGACGAATACGCAGAAGAAGATTAAGGCTGAGACGGAGGACGTCGCCGAACAATCGGTTCCGTCCACAGCCGTGCCGCTCGACGACATCAACAAGAAGCTGGACAGAATCATCGAGCTACTGGAAGGCACTTTGGTAACGAAAAACCAAGGATTCAACCTTCAGGACAATCCATGGCTGGATAGGATGCTCAGCAAGATTTAAGCATACGGCGCAAACTGGTTGCGCCTAACCAAGTTATCAGGGTAGGGAGAAGATATGAGTGATTCAGTGACAAAAAGTGACAATAGCACGACGACACGCACGAAAAGCCCAGGTGTACTCAAACGCGAGAAGAATCTTGTAAGTTTTACACCCATGACCGCAAAGCAAGCACAGGAAGCTTCCGTAAAGGCTCGCAATATCCGCAAACAGGTCCGTGCTGAGATCCTCAACAAGCTTGTAAGCAACCTAGACTTCGGCAATGAAATGCTCAAGGCTGTCAAGTCTGGTGATGCAAAGCGTGTCGAATTGCTCGAACGTGCTCTATCCATAGTCGGTCTACGGTATGCAGATTCCGAAGACGCCGTCAACAAGTTGCAGATCGACGCAACAACTGACAACAAGGTCGACAACACTGTCCATTTCGTGCTCCCTGGGAGCAAAGGCTAATACCCCGTATGCAAGTCGAACTGATGCCTTTCCAGTTGGAAATGCTTCAGCGAGACGATGAGAAATTGCTCATCGCTTGCTGCGGGGTTTCCTAGTCCAGCGGTAAATCGTTTGCCGCATCAGTCTACATCGCAAAGTGTCTCTGCGAACAGAAGCGCATCATTGCTGGTGCTCAGTCCTACACGGCTTTGACCCGTGTGCTGCTTACCGAAGTCTGCAAGCGATTGAATGAATGGGGAGTCCAGTACGAGTACCGCAAGTCAGAAAAGGAAATACAAGTAGGCGAAGGTATCTGCTACGGTGCGACATCGGAAAATCCGGAAAATATCTTGGGCCTTAGTGAAGTCCATGTCCTTGTACTCGATGAGGCATCATACCTTAACGAGAACCTTTATAGCTGGGGTTGTGACCGTCTACGTGGTCGAACCGTACAGACTCCCAAGATCCGTCTATTCACGTCACCAGATAGCTTCAATCCGTCTCATGCATGGTTCCTTGACCTTTGTGCCAAGCATCCGCAGTCAATCATCAATGCATCGGCTCTGGACAACATCTATACATCGGCTGAGTTCAAGGCTGACTTGCTCGAACGTTATCCACCGGGTACACAGCTGTACGAGCAGCAAGTGCTCGGCCGCATCGTTGATAGCCGTGCGGCAAACGTCGCCATCGATGACAGACTTTTTACGAACAGCAGACCGGAACATGCGCCGGGTTCCCCAGTGTGGGTCGGTTGCGACTTGGCTGGTGCCGGTCGTGACGATTCTGTATTTGTCGCCATCGATGAATACGGATTCCTTGAGTCCAAGCGCTTCCACCATGCCGAAACACAGCTGCTGGTTTCTGAACTGCTTGACTGGAACCGCAAGTACCAGATAGCCGGGTCTTGCATAGATACGACAGGTGGTTTCGGTACCGGGCTGTTCGACTATACGAAGCGGTCGGTAAGCAATACCGAAGGCGTGAACTTTGGTAATGCAAGTCCAAAAGATTGCTACAACAACGTCCGTACGTGGATGCATTTCAATGTCCGTGAAGCCATAAAGGGATCCAGCTTCTACATGCCGGACTCGGATGACGGCGCAAAGATTCGTGAAGAGTCAAGATATGCATTGTACTTTGTAGACCAGCGTGGAAAGACGGCAATGATTCCCAAGGACGATATCAAAAAGAGCATCGGACGCAGTCCGGATGCCCTTGATAGCTTGTTGCTCGCCGTTAAGGCTAGGTCTAACTCGGATGGCACGTCTGGACACGTCAATCCGAAGGTAACGGTAAACCGCATGCTGGCCGCCTTCGGCTAATTCCTCTGTGTATAGAGGAAATACTTATGGCCATAAATATTTCAAACGAACGTGAAATCTTAGATAGGGCTATCGACTTCCTGAAGGAATCGAGCAACTATTATTCTGAATCTGTAAAGGACCGTGTCGACGCAGACCGAATGTTCTCTGGCGACTTCTGGAGTCCGGAGCTTATCAAGGAATGGAAACGCGGCAAACGCCGTTGTGAACACTTGTCCCAGTGGGGTGTGTTCGAGTCCGCTATCGCGTCTCCGCTGTCTTCATCGCCTTGGCATGCCCAGCTGGAAGACCAGTCCGCCAACCAGGAACTCCAGGACGCAATCAACCAGATAGAAGCCGATTCTGACGCCAAAGACGCATTTATACGCTGTTTCAGCAAGGCTGTCGACCTTGGCGCTTGCTACATCGTCGTGACCACTGTTGCCGACGAATGGACTGGTCAGCCGAAGATTGTCCCAGAATGCGTCGACGACCCAAGCTCCGTTGCGCTAGACCCTTGCGTAGTCAAGGCTTCCGCACGTGATGCTGAATGTGCCGCCATCGTCAACTGGATATCTGTCCGCAAGGCACGTAGGCTCTATGGACAAGATATCGTCCCGTACGACTTTCCGAACATGGTTCCGAGCCTTTATCACATCGGCGACCAGTGGATCAAAAGACCTGAAAACAGTGTACCGCTCGTTACATACTACGAAAAGGGCGAAAACGGTCTTGTGAATCTGTACAAGCTCTGTGGCGACAAGGTCGTAGAATCCATCGAACTGCCGACGACAATGATTCCGGTGTTCCGCTTTGCCGGGTATCAGGTTACCAGACGCCGCATCAAGGACTTTATCGGCATCGTCCGCAAGACCTACGCATTGCAGCTGGGATTGAACCTTGCCTATTCGACAATGCTCGAGCGTATCAACCGCTCTCCGAAAGCTAACTGGATGTTCCCGACCGGTGCTCTCGACGGCTATGAAGAATATCTGAAACGTTGCTGTGAAGACGATGCACTTGCATTTATCTACAACCCGATCGACGGTGCCGCTCCGATTCAGCTGAAAGAAGCTTTCGAGACTGGGGATTTGCAGAACGTAATCAACACGACTCAGCAGTTGATGGCGGCAGTTTTAGGTGTGCCTCCGACTGGCATCCAGGGCAGTGTTGCTGGCGGAATCGACGTACAGCGTACCGCTACGGAAGTTCTTGAACAGGCTGCCAACCGTGAGTCCAACGTCGCTTGTCTTTATTCACACGCCTATGAAGCTATGATGGCTATCTGGACTTGCGTGATCGAGATGCTCAACGGCGGTCAAAAGGTCAAGTTCTCTCTACAAGCCGGTCCGGACGTGATTACCACGAACATGAAAAGACGTCAAGAATTGTCAGTGATGGCTCAGATGCTTCCGGAGCCGATGCAGCCGATTCTCGCCAAGTACTATGCCGATACGCTGTCCACCGACGACGCAAAGATGCTTTCCAAGGACATTGTTGCCAACATGGATCCGACGCTCAAGCTTGTTTCCAACCAAGACCTTGATGCCTACGCAATCCATGAAATCCGCCAAGTCAAGGCAATCGCTGACCAGGCAATGGATGAACTGGAACTGACCAAGCAGCAGAACGAAGAACTGAAACAGCAAGTACAGTCGATGATGCTCGAACTCGGCAACAAGCGTGAGGAACGCCAGCTCGAATGGAACAAGGCGGTATTGGATAACCAGCTCGAACAGGCGAAGCTACAGCTCGAAGCACAGAAGGCTGGTGCCGACATTGCCAACGATGCACAGAAGCTCGACCTTGAATCCCAGAAGGTAGCGATGGAAGCCCAGGACAAGCTGGAAGAAACAATCGACTCCACTAACGGTATGATCGGAGGCATCTAATGGCTGAATTCAATCCGCAGAATCTATTGTTGAGCCTCGTGCTGGGTGGACTGGCACGTGGCAACATGCCCAGCTATATTCCGGGTTCTGTCCGTCCGGACAACGGCGGAAAGCCTTGGAAGGATGCTCGGAAAGAGAACACCAACCCGGTACGCGAAGACCGTGTCAGCCGTATGAACTTACAGGCAATGCTTGCTGACGCAGACCGTTCCGACCCTATCGACTTCGACGCCGGTGTCGTGTTCATTTCCGGCTCTCCGCAGAACAACGCCGGACTTGTCCGTACTCCGGAAAACCTTGAGAGCTTTATCCGCCAGACACAGCAAGAACACGACGACGCAATCGCCCAGTTCGTAGGCAAGCCGAACATTCCGCCGGAACAGGCAATCAAGCTCGGTCTGCAAGCTGAAAAGGGTCTTGCGAAGTGGTGGAACGACCGTGAACCGCGTCGGCACGTGACGCCGACGTCTTCAGCCGTTTCCAAGGCTCGCATCGGTTCCAACGGAGACATCTACGTCACGTTTGGAAATTCTGGCAAGGAATACCAATACCGTGGCTCTGCCGACCCGGTGGAAGCTTCCAAGATATTGCGTGACCTTGTTGCAGCAAAGTCCATCGGTCGAGCCGTAAACAGCTACACCGGGGCATGGGGCAAGGCACACACGTACTTGCCGAAATAACCGATACTAATTCCTTAACAAAGAGCGAACACGACGCGACAGTAACGAAATATCGTGGGGGAGATCAAATAGCATGGATACAAATGAAGCCATGGAGTTCTTGAAGCAGATGCACGGGGAAGAAGCCTCGCAAACTACGGAACCGTCAAATGCAGAGAGCGTTTCTACACCAGCTGGTGATGTAGAACCGAAAAGTTTTCCGAAGGAAAACGCAGAAGAAATTCCAGAGCCGGTGCCTGAAGTGGAATCCGACCGCGAATCGGAAGAAGCCGATGTGACCGAGACTAAGGCGGAGGAAGTTCCTCAGCCAAAGAAGAAGCTATCGAAGCAAGACAAGACCAACTTTGCCTTCATGCGCGAGAAGAAGCGTCACAAGGCTGAACTAGCCGAACGTGACAAGCGTATCGCTGAACTCGAAGCAAAGGTCAACAAGTGGGCAGTTCTTGAACAGGGCGACTTCGACCCGAACGACGTTAAGTCATATATCGACCACAAGTTCCAGCTAGACAAGGAACAGCGTGAACTCGACAGCCTGAAGCGCGAGCGTGACCAGTTCGAACAGGACGAACGCCAGCGTGAAGCTTCCGAAAGACACGCAAGACAGGTGGAAGAATGTTTCGACAGTGATGAGGCAAGGGATCATTACTGGAACTTGCTCCGCAACGGCGGAAAGGATTTCCAGGACTTCCTTGCAAGGTACGACAAGGACAACACTATCGACGAGTTCATTGGCGACAGCCCTATCGGCCCGCTCATGGTATCTACGTTGATGCGTAATCCGGAAGTACTAAAGGGCATTGTGGAAATGCGTTCACCTATGCGTAAGGGCATTGCTTTACAGCAGCTCGAAAACCGCATAAACATTGGCCGTAAGCTTGGTCGTTCTGGTAATCTAAAACCGGTTACATCTAACCAGCCAGCAGTCGATGCTGGTAAACCAAAACCAACCAAGGCACCGCTGCCGATTATCGGTAGCCAGGTGCAGAATCCGGGCAGTTCTGCCGAATCAACCAAGCGCGACTGGAATCGCTATCTGGCAGAACACCCAAGAGCCTAGCACTAGGCAAAGGAAAATGAATTATGGCAGATCGCAACATTACTGCATCCCGTATCGCTACGGACAACAACATCGCCACCAACTACCAGACCGAGCTTATCGCTCTCCGCGCTGCTGAAGTCGCTCCGTACTTCACTGTCGGTTCCAAGAAGTTCATCGAAGACTCCGAGCTTGTCAACAAGCGCAACGGACAAAGTTATGGCTTTGTCATCAGGGACCGCGCCCAGGTTGAGAACCAGCTCGCCGTGTCCGCTGGTGCCAAGAAGGACATCGTTGAACGCGAAGTCCAGCTCTCCATCGAGCCGTGGCACGTTTACGTCAAGAACAACGCCGTTGAAGGCAAGACCGACCTCCAGTTCGACAAGGAAGTTGCTGAACCGAACGGTCTCGCACTTATCCAGGAAGCTGTCAAGAAGTCCATTGGCAAGGACTTCTCCAACTCTGCTACCGCATTCGTGGGCAAGGTTGGTGAGTTCGAACCGCTTTCCATGGCAACAGCTCACCTCGGCTCCATCGTGACCGAACCGCTCTACGGTTTCTGCGACCACATGATTGAAGCCATTGTTACGAGCAAGGGCGCGCAATTCGTTCCTGTTGACGCTCCGGCCATGTACAAGCAGGGCTTGATCGGTCACTTCCACGGTGCCGACTATCGTAGCCAGAGATTCTTGCCGCGTGTCCGCGTTAGCAAGGCTCTCGCCGACGCTATGGAAAATGCAACGTTCGGCGGCTTCAACGCTTCCACGAACAAGCTCACCATCACTTTCGGCACTGCTGCAGCAGCTGCAACCAAGGTGCAGAAAGGCATGCCGTTCTTCATCGATGGCATCGTCGCTTGCGACACTATCGGTGATGCAACAACTCAGCCGTACGCCTTCATTGCAAAGGCTGACGTGACTGTCGCTTCTGGTGCAACGAGCGTCGTGATCGATGTTGAACCGGTTGACGTCCGCTTCGGTGGTACGCGTGAAGCTTCGCTCGAAGATGGCACTGCTATCGACTGGTCTAGCCTTCCGCTCACGACTGGTGTGTCTGCACCGGCTGAAGGTGTGTACTTCACCGCCATTGTCCGTGCAAACGGCGTGTTCGAATTCCAGACCCTTAACGACGTGGATGTCTGCACTCCGGAATCCACCAAGGGCACTGTGCAGTCTATCACGGTGTTCCGTAACCGCATGACGGATATGGACAACTTCATCACCGGAACACGATTCGACCTTTTCAGTATCTCTGGTGTCGTGGACAAGCGTGCTCAGGCTATTGTCCTGGTCAAAGCTAGATAATAAAAGTTATCTCCCAAACTAAACAAGAGGTAGCCCTATTGGGCTGCCTTTTGTTGCTTCTTGGCGGCGCGGCGTTTCTGGTCTGATCTGCGGTTTATTTCACGAGCACGTTCTGGATTGTTGGCACGCCATTTCCGCATGCGTTCACGGTTTTCTGCTTTGACTTTTTCTGGGTTCGCTTCCCTATACGCCTTCTTGCGTAAGCTATCCCACTTGGCGAGTTCGTTACAACGACGCACACCGTACTTACACTTATCAAAAACATTCGATGAGTTTTCTGCGTTTTCTTTAGCGTCTACCCAACGGAGATTGACAACTCGGTTGTCGGAACGGTTGCGATTAATGTGATCCACGTACGGCTTATTGTCTGGATTCGGCAAAAACGCTTCCGCAACGAGTCGATGAACTGCGTACGACTTTGAGTTAATGGTAATCTGTCGATAACCGGTTTTCTTTTTGATATGTCCAAACGTCCAGTGGTATTCGTGGTTGTACTTGTTGGAATATTTCTTATTGAATACGGCTCCGTCTTCGCGGACTAAGATACCCAGTTTAGGATGTTTAATAGCGACTTTTCCAGATAGTGTCGAACAGATAGTCATAGCTCTAATATAGCAATTCCCTTGGCTAATTCCTAGTTAGAAAAGGAAATATAATCATGATTACAGTCCGTTCCATTCTAAAAGAAGCCCTGAGCAGGGCGAATCTGGTCAGTCGCCGACAGAGCGCACCGGCGGACCTTGAAGAATCAGCCTTTAGACTATTTAAGGGCATTGCGGCAAAGTATTCCAACGACAACCTTTTGCAGTTCCTTGTGTCCGACGTGGAACATCCGCTCGACAAGGAAGAGTTCGTCATGGGCGAGACAGACGGTAGCGACAACTATCGCGAAGTCGATATCTACGCCAAAGATGTCCAGCGCATCAACAAGGTGTACTGGCGTGCAAGTGCCGCCAACGCCGACGACCGTTACAACTTCATCGAACTGCTCTACGCATCACCGTCAGATTTTGACAGTTATCCGGTTGGTTCTGCCGTCTATACCGCACAGCCGATTAACGACTTGCAGACGGTTATCAAGACCAAGATGGTGGTAACCGATAACCTGACGCTCAAGATCAACTACAACCGCAAGTGGAACGTGACGCTCGACACTGAATTGCGTGTCCCGGAACAGTATGAAGAGCTGTTCATCGCGTCGCTAACACACGCGCTTGCAGTTGCATTCCCGCGTCTCAACAACGAACAGGTCGCACTGCTCAAGAACCAGCTCGACGAAATCGAAAAGAACGTCAAGGTCTCGACGCGTGCTACAAAGTACATTTCGCGCAGTCCGAGCCGGATGGCATGTACTTATGCCGATTTCCTCAGCGGTAACATCTTCGTCCGATAAGGTGGAATCATGGTCTGGTTGGAAGAATTCAAGCGTTACGTGACTAAAGACGGTCTTGTGTATTCCAAGACTCGCGGTGATAAGCTGAAACTGCTTAAACAGCATGTTAAAAAAGGTCGTGCTGGTGGTTATTTAATGGTATCTGTCGACCGCAAATACGATCCAATCACTAGGACGTACAGCGGTAGAAGTGATTATCCAGTGCATCGTCTGGTTGCATTGGCTTTTGTGCCTAATCCAGAGAATAAGCCCAATGTCGACCATATTGACCGTGACAAAGCCAACCCGGTCTGGAGTAACTTGCGTTGGGTTAACCAAACTGAAAACAACCTTAACACAGATCGTTCAGACCGCTTGACAGAGATTGGTTTGAGAGCTGGAACACCAGAGTATCACAAGTGGTGGAGTGAACAGCATGCGGATTACTTGAAACAATACTTCCACGAAAGATATTCCAATAATAAAGAATGCTATAAAAAGAAAAACCACGAAGCTTATTTAAGGAGGAAGAATGCCTCAACGCATACTGACTAACCTGGTTGGAGGCCTCCATCGTCACGAACTCAGCAAGGTTTCTCAAGCCTATTCGCTGAACATGTACCCGGAGACGGTCGATTCAGACCAGTCTATCACTGACAAGATCTTACTCAGCATCCACGGTACGAGCCTCGGTGTTGAAATACCGGAAGGCCCGTGCCGTGGACTTTTCCGTGCTTCTCGCGGTCAGGACGGAAACCCGGTTCTGTTCGGATGTTTCGGTTCCGGCGTATACGTCATCCGCGAGACCAGCACCGGATTTTCCGCATTCAAGGTTGGTCAGGTTTCCAATGCACTTGCCGAACCGGTTCACTTTGCGGAGACCGGAGGTGAGGGGTCGGCGCATCCCCATCTCGTCGTGGTTGACGGTGCAAGCTGTTTCGCAGTAGATACGACGCTTTCCGATTCATTCATGCAGAACGACTGGCGTTCCATCCAGTTGCCGACACGTGTTGGTAATGAAGACCACAGCGTACAGATTGAGCCGACACACGTCGCCTATCTTTACGGCTACCTGATTATCAACGACAAGGAAACTGACGCATTCTACACGTCGCTTCAATATCCTTTTGAAACCACGGACGAACATGACCAGATTATCTACGACGTGTTCTACGCTGACGTGGCTGGCAAGTACAATGGCTACGGGTTCGTGACCTATGCCGAATGGAATCCGGACAACATTACGGCACTTTGCTCTAACGGCAGTTATCTGTATACGTTCGGTCCGCGTTCGGTACAGTGCTTCAGCTATCGTGACGATATCAACAAGCCGTTCGTGTCTCCGGACAACGCGGCTGAATCCATTGGTATTAGAGCACCGGACTCGCTTGCTTCGTGCGGTCCGTACGTGGCATGGCTCGCCGGTTCCGACATCGGCCAGAACGGCATCTATGTGATGGAAGGCAACACAAAGACACGTGTTTCCACTGTATCCATCGAGCGTGAAATCGCGAAGATGCAGTTCCCGGAAGACGCTGTTGGACAGTTCTGGACGGAAAACCAGCATATCTTCTACGCTATCACTTTCCGTACCGACAAGAAGACGCTTGTCTATGACTTGCTCGAAAAGGAATGGCATGCACGCGAGAGCTACACGTACGGTTGCTGGCGTCCGCAGTTTGCCACGTTCGCTTACAACAAGATTTTCTTCGGAAACCACTTCGACGGTTCGCTTGTCTATCTTGACAATGACAAGTTTACCGAATGGGATGACAACTGCATCGTCCGCATGCGTCGTGGCGGTGCATTGTACTCTGACAACAGCCCGTTCTATGTCGATTCGCTCGATATTACGCTGAACAACGGCCAGATAGACAATCCGACGCTCGATCCGAAGGTGATGATGCGTTATTCCACTGACGGGAACGACTGGACTGACATGGAGATCGGCACGATGGGTGCAATCGGTCGCTATGACCACAGAACTACGTGGTGGAATCTCGGAATGTGTCGTTTTTTGACAGTAGAAATATCATGCAGCGACCCGGTCGACTTCGCGATACTGACTGCGAAGATCAATGCGAGTCCGTGCAACATCTTCTAAGGGGTTGGAATGGTAAAGCTAGTCGATATCACGCATTTCAGCAAGCCGGACTATGTCGCACAGGCACTTGAAGGCAGTTACGGCTGGGAAGGCAGGGAAAACATCTATTTCACTTGCCTTAAGAGCATCGTTTTCGTGAACGCCCAAGGACCTTTGAAGTTCGATGAAGACCTACCGCAGAATGCCATGGACTGGCATCTGCTGGTGATGAGCGACAACGGTGTCCGGACTGTTCCGGTAAGGAATTCACACTTAGCCTTCGAACTGTCTGAAGGCGAAACTGCCACCGGAAGCTTCCGAGTGAGCAGATAGATATAATTTATTCGCCAGAAGGCAAAGGAAATTTATTATGGCAAGTTATTTGGGTTCAGCTATTCAGGGTGCAGGGGTCGGATCCAGCATGGGTGCCGCTGCGGGTCCGTGGGGAGCGTTGGCTGGCGGTGTCCTTGGTAGCCTCGCCGGCATCTTTTCTGCTGCCGACGCCGAGGAAGATCGCGAGAAGAAACAGGAAATCCTTGAGGATGCCGCCAAGCAGTTCAATCTAGACATGGACGAAGTCGAATCGCTTATGTCCGAGTACTACAGCAATCCGGACGCATTCCTTGGTACGCAAGAGGATGTACAGGCTTACCGCGATGCGGTAAAAAGCTACAATCCGTCCGACTACATCTACGGCTACGACGCTGATACTGGCACGTTCGACGAAAGCAAGTACAACTTCGGCGATTCCTACAAGAAGACGATTGACGATTTTATCAACCCCTACTACGACAAGATTATTGCCGATACGACCGCCGGTGTCCAGCACAGTGCAGCCGGAGCTGGATTGGGCAGGGGGACGGGTGCGGCACAAGCAATCGCAACCGCCCAGGCTCAGAAGGAAGATGAACTGTTCAAGACGGCATTACAGCAGTACAACACCGACCGTGCTCAGTCCTACACTGAATGGTCTGGAAATCTCCAGAGAATGCAGGACCGACTCAACCAGCTCAAGTCTGCTCAGGACACGAAGCTCCAGATGCAGAACAACCTTGCATCCGACTACACGAACCAGATGCAGAACAAGTACTCTGACCTTGTCGCACAGAAGCAGAACCGCAGCAACGGCAATCTATCGCTCGCCTCTATGGGCTTGATGATTTAAGGGGGAATTATGGCAATCTATACAGCACATCCACTGTCATTTATTGACAGTTACAGACAGGCGGCGACCTACCGCGACCAGGTCCGCGAGAACGAACACAAGAAGATGATGGAAGGTGTCGGCAACCTTGCGAAAGCTGGTGCCGATGCCTACAAGTTCAAGCAGCGTCAGGACATCTTGGACAAGCGCAAACAGCTTGACGAAGAAGAAGCTGCACTTACGGCTGAATTGAGCAAGCTTCTCAGCAGCAATGAAGACTATGCCGGTTCCAAGCGTAACTTTGACATGATTCTCGGCGGAATGGACTGGAACCTTGCTCCGAAGATGACGAAAGGGGGATTGCTCTAATGGCTAAGATGTCTAGAGACGAAATCAAGAAGCTTCAAGAGATTATCGGTACGGACGTGGACGGAATCTGGGGTCCGAAGTCGCGAGCTGCCTATTCGGCATGGCTTGACAATAGTTCCCAGCCGTCCGAAGATACGTTTGTACAGCCGACCAACCTTTTTGAAGGTCATCAGTCTACTTCCGGCTATACTCCGGAAGAGTTTGAACAGAACCTTGTCCGTGCAGACGGAATCGGTAGCGACCCGTCGGCAAAGTCCGGATTCGACCCGGCTGATTCCTTTGTTGCACCGCAGATGGACAACCTGTACGACAAGAGCACACGCATTGCCGAAATCCAGCGTCGCCTTGACGAAATCAAGCGTGAGAAGGAAAAGTACGACATGGAAGGCAAGATGGGCGAGTACAAGTTCCTTTACGACGCAGACCCGTCCACATACATGTCTTACAAGCAGAATCTCCGTAGCAACGAGCAGACCAACGCAATCCGCAAGGCTTCCGAAGATGCGACCAAGGCATCCCAGGCACAGACCGCATGGCGTCAGTTGCTTATCGACGAGGAAACAGCCAAGTACGAGAAGATGGACGCTGAAAACAAGGTTCGCGCAGCACAGCAGAGCGGTGACGCCGCTGCATATCGTGACGCCAAGGTCGGGTTGTCCAGAATCAATGCAAAGATGAACCGTCTGGCAAAGGATAAGGACGAGTACCGCAACAGATTTGCAGAAATGCTCGGATTGTCTAAGGCAGACTTGGGTGAACCGGCTGAAGGTGATTGGGATGAAGGTAACGACGATACGTACAAGAAATTAAAGCGTTTTGGCGATCTTCAGAACAAATACACCAATGCGTATGAAGCGGTTCGAATTCAAGACGACAATACGATGTCCAGTGACGAAAAGGGCACTATCCGTAAGGACGCCGACAAGGCGTTAAAGGAAATGGATATCGAATACAAGGATCTCTCTGATATTCTAGGAAGCGACAAGCGGGACGAATGGATAAAGAAACGCACGGCTTTTGTTGATGCAAAAAACAAGTTCGGACGTAAACAGTCGTCTTACTATTCGCCTGAACAATTCAAAAACCTTGGTTACGCCGATCTAAAGAAGCTTGGGTACAATAGGCTGATGTTCTATAAGAACAAAGGATACACGAACACGAATCTTGAAGCTGCGATTAACGTCACCGCGTCCCGCAAAGGTAAGTAATTATGGGAAAGATAATTGATGCACTTGAAACTATGGCGACGTCCAAGTATAAGGACGCAAATGCCCTGCTTGCCGACTCGATTTACAAGCAGATTGACGGCTATGACCAGAACCATCTTGCAGATTACGTCTATACCAACGACGCCATGCTTCGTAAGCTTCTCGGAGTCAAGAACCTTGTGGAAAAGGACGGCAACCCGGAATTCACCAAGGAATATTTCGATTTGTATAAGCAAGGCCGAGCCATGCACGAGCGTGACCCGTATACCAAGAACGACGTGAACAATCAGCCGCTCAAGGAAATCCCTTACTACATGGAAAAGTTTGGTGTTCCGAAAGAACATGGCGAATACACACGTGAACAGCAAGCAGCCTTTGCAAATTCTGTGTCAAATCTTGACAGAGATGAACTTGCCAACCTTGCATGGCAGGAAGGCTTCGAAGGCGACGCCGACCAGATGCGGAATGAAATTTCACGTGCTGGCAAGCGTCTGCAACGGCAGTTAGACCGTTCCGGATATAATCCGGACGGTTCTTTGAGCATTCCCGGTAAGTTAGGAAATCTTGCTGGTTCGTTCTTTGCACCTCGTGTTTCCGAAGCTCACCAGGCTGGAGCTGACGCCACTTGGCGTGACAAAGTGGGCGATGCCGTCGAAGCTGGATTGAACGTCGTGCCGGGTCTTGGTGCGCTCGGTAAGGCAGCTGGCCGTGTTGGTTCAAAGATAGCAAGGATTCCGTTGTCTATCGCTGCAAATGCCTTTGAAACTGCCACCGTCCCTGCTGTATCGAATTTAGTAGACATGGGACTGTATTCAGGTACTGGCGACCCGCGTGGCAAATGGGACTGGGAACGGTTCGGAGCGCAGACAGCTGGCACTCTTGGCATCAAGGGTGCAGTCAAGGCCGGCGCTGGTAATGCAAAGAACTTGCTCGAGCTACGCGCTGGCAAGGACGCTGGTGGTTCTTGGGCTAAGGACGCTATCGACATTGTCGAAGATATCGGCAACTCCACAAAGGATAACATTGCACGTCGTCAGCTTGTGATGGAACGCAAGGCCGAGATGGCAAGGAATCCAAAATATCAGAGCGACGTGTACCTAACGTCCGCCCAGAACAAAACTGGATATGTTGCCAATCCGGAAGACATTATAGATGAAGCTGACTTCAATATCCGAAAGTCTGAGGCAGAACGTCTGGCTGCGTCACAGCCAAATCGAACCCGGTACGACAAGTTGACTAAGAAGATTAGCGAAGAACTGCCTGAGACTTTGAGTCCGGAGCAACGTCAACAGTTTCGTTCGATGAACAAAGAGGCTACAAACCTCGATGAGACGTTCAAGAAATATGATAAATATGACGCGATAGTCCAACTTCCCGATGGACGTTTCGTTCCGAGAGCGATGCTTGAAGACAATCTTAATGACCAAGTAGGCAGCTGGACTGTTGACGGCATTACGCGTAAGGCTCCAGACCAGTATACCCGACTCCAGAACTATCCGGACCCTTCAATGCAGGGTTCTATAACGCGATACAGGGGAAACGGCTCTGAATATCAGATCGACTATTCACCTCGCGACAAAGTTGTTAGACAGGAATTGGCAAAGGACAAAGACTTCAACCGTCTTATCAGCGGTCAAGCCAAGTGGGAACCAGTTCGCGACGTCGCTGCACAG